CCGCCGTGTAGCCAAGAAAACGGCGCTCCGAAATTCAGACTTTGCCTGGAGGTTTTCCGATGGCCCCTCGAGGTCGACCTCCGAAGCCCGTTGAGCAGCACCGCCGCACTGGCACGTTCAACGCGGCGAAGCACAATCGTGGCGCCCTGGTCGCGGTTGAGCCGGTGACTTTGGCGCCGTATCAAAAGCCGGCCTCGGACCTGTTTGCCGAAATCATGGACGCCGGCTCGGCCTGGTTCGCCCGCACCGACTCGGTGCAGCTCGCCATGTTGCGGGAATCGCTTGAGGAGCGTGAGCGTCTACTGCCGGTGGCCGAGTCGTCGACCGAGGCACGCAAGCAGCTGCGCGAACTCAATCGTGAGATCGCTGACTGGCTGACTCAGCTCGGATTCAACCCGACGGCCCGCGCCCGCCTGGGCTTGGCCGAAGTCAAGGCCGCCTCGACGCTGGAGAAGTTGCAGGCCAAGCGCTCGCAGAGTTAGCGCTCTACGATTTCGATGCCTACTTTGAATTCGGTGCCTGTCCAGATGACTCTCCCGTTTCCGGGTAATGGGCCTCGATCTCGCACTTGCTTGAGAAATTGGGTCCAGTCTTCTGGCAGGTAGGCGCAGGGTGTGCCGTTTATGACGATCATGGGGCGCCCTTTGACAATGATTGCTTGGGCGGGGACGTCATGCTTGTCTCCGGCGGGTTCTTCGCTCCAGATGCGATGGGCTCCTGCGTAGTCGACGTGTGGGCCGGTGCATTGCAGGTTGGCGTCGATCTTTCCTTCTTTGGTGATCTGCCCGTACTTGTTCCAAACGCTCATGTCTCCCCCTTTTTGCTTGACCCTACCTCTGGAGCCCTGCGCATGGCACCCAGGAAGGTGAAGGGTTGGCCGCCGGCCATCCTGACTCCGGTTCCTCAATCTGACATCAAACGCGGCGATGGCCCGTTGGTGGCTGAGTTCATTGAGGCGTTGTGCCCTCAGGTGAAGGATTCGGTGGGCGGCCGTGCTGGTGAGCCGCTGGTGCTGCGGCCTTGGCAGCGCAAGCTGATGGACCACCTGTTTGCCCGTCGAGCTGATAAGCGGCTAAGGCACAAAGTAGGTCTCGTCGGGCTCAGTAGGAAGAACGGCAAGAGTGCATTGGGCTCTGGTGTTGCCCTTTATGGCTTGTTCATGGGTCCTCGAGGTGGCGAGGTTTATTCGTGCGCGGCTGATCGTGAGCAGGCCAGGATCGTGTTCGGGTCGGCGAAGCAGATGGTGGAGATGTCGCCTGAGCTTGCCGAGCAGGCGAAGTTGTATCGGGACGCCATTGAGATCCCGGCGACGGGCTCGGTGTACCGGGTGCTTTCCTCCGAGGCGTTTACCAAGGAAGGCCTGTCGCCGACCCTGGTCGTTTATGACGAGCTGCACGCGGCGCCCAACCGTGAACTCTGGGACGTGATGACGCTGGCCCAGGCCGCGCGCTATGACGCCTTGACGCTGGCTATCACGACGGCGGGCGTGCGCACAGATTCCACCGGGCAGGACTCGGTGTGTTACGGCCTGTACCAGTATGCGCAGCGGGTCGCGGCCGGCGAGGTTGAGGACCCGTCGTTCTTTGGTGCTTGGTGGCAGGCCGACCCGGACTGTGACCACCGGGACCCGAAGAACTGGCAGATCGCCAACCCTGGCTATGGCGACATTCAAGACCCGGAGGACTTTGAGTCTTCGGTGAAGCGGACGCCTGAGGCGGAGTTCCGCACGAAGCGCACCAACGTTTTCGTGTCCTCGCAGCAGGCTTGGTTGCCGCATGGCTCTTGGGATGAGTTGCCGACGATGGCGCCAGTGGATGACGGCACCCCGGTTGTGCTCGGTTTTGATGGTTCGTTCTCTGGGGATACGACGGCGATTGTCGGCGTGACGATTGAGGAGACCCCGCGCGTCTGGCTGGTTGATATGTGGGAGAAGCAGCCCACCGACCGTGATGACTGGCGGGTGGACATTGGCGGCGTTGAGGCTCGGATTTTGGAGACGTGCGGCCGGCTCAATGTGGTTGAGGTTGCGTGTGACCCGTACCGCTGGCAGCGGTCGATGGAGGCGCTGGCCGAGGCCGGGGTTCCGATTACTGAATACCCAAGCTCGAGCCCAGCTCGCATGGTCCCATCAACGGCCAAGTTCTTTGACGCGGTGGTATCAGGCCAGGTCGCGCACGATCATGCTCCCGCTCTTGCCCGCCACCTGGACAACTGCGTCATCAAGACCGACCAAAAAGGGCCCCGCGTAGTGAAAGAGCACCGGGGCTCTCCAAGAAAGATTGACGCCGCAGTTGCGGCCATCATCGCTTTTGACCGGGCTACCCATCGCCGTGAGGCGGAGCCGGATGCCCCGGTTGCCGGATTCTTCTCAGTCTAGGAGCCGTATGCGCATCGCACTTGCTTTGCAGATCGCTGGCTGTGTTGCCCTCATTGTGGGGTGCGCGCTGGTTGCGCCTTGGCTCGGGTTCGTTGTCGCTGGGGTCTGCGGCCTGGCTTTCGGTGTCGCGCTTGAGAGAGGCCTCTGATGCTCGGGAACTTGTTCAGCGGTCAGCCGATGGAGGAGCGGAACCTCTCCTACCAGCAGGTGTGGGGCTCGGGCATCGACGTGTCGGGCTTCGCCACTTGGGCCGGCACGGTTGTCAACCAGAAGAACGCCCTTGAGATTGGTGCGGCCTACGCTTGCGTGCGGCTGCTCTCAGACACGATCTCGACGCTGCCGGTGGACACGTTCATTCGGCGTGACGGCAACCGGCTCCCTTACCGTCCGCGGCCCGCTTGGGTGTACGAGCCTGAGGGTCCCGGCTCCAGCCGGATCGAGTATTACAAGCAGATCGTCGTGTCGATGCTGCTGTCGCACGGCGCGGTCGTGCAGATCCTCCGCAATGGCAACGGCGAGATCGTCGCGCTTCAGCCGCTCGACCCGACTCGGGTGGACATCCGCCGGAACCCGGCGACCCGGTTGCGCGAGTTCGTGATTGATGGCGGCCAGGCCGTGCTGCCTGGCGAGGATGTGCTCTACATCCCGGAGATGCGGCGCCCCGGCTCGCTCAAGGGTGTGAGCCGAGTAGACGAGCTGAAGCAGACCCTCGGCCTAGCGAAGGCGCTGGATGAGTTCGCCTCTCGGTACTTCTCCAACGGTGCCAACACTTCGGGAATGATTGAGTTCCCTGGCAACTTGACGCAGGAGCAGGCGAAGGATCTGGTTGACGCTTTTGAGGCTGGGCACAAGGGGCTGAAGAAGGCGCACCGTCCTGGCGTGCTGTCGGGTGGCGCGAAGTTTGTGAAGACGGGCTCGGATGGCGAGCAGGCTCAGATGCTTGAGAGCCGCCAGTTTGCGGTCGAGGAAGTGGCGCGCGTGTTCCGGGTGCCGCCGTCCATGATCGGGCTCAACACTCCCGGCGCAATGTCCTACGCCTCGGTGGAGCACAACGCCATCCAGTTCACCCGTTACTCGCTCACCCCGCTCATCGCCGCCATTGAGGAGGCCCACAACCGCCTCCTCCCTGGCGACGTGTTCCTGCGCGTCAACATGGACGGGCTGCTGCGCGGCGACTCCGCCACACAGGCACAGGTGTTCTCAACCGCGCTCCAGGCCGGCTACATGAGCGTCAACGAGGCCCGCGGCTTGATGGATCTTCGCCCGGTCGACGGCGGCGACAATCCGCGGGTCCCGCTCGCCAACATTGCCGTCAGCTCTGCCGGCATCGTTGAGGAGCGCGAGCGCGTCGAGATGGCCGCCAAGCTCGTGCAGTCCGGCTACGACCCTGGCGCGGTGCTCGTAGCCCTCGGTTTGCCGGCGATGCCGCACACCGGCTTGGCGTCGAACCAGTTGCAGCCGGCCGAGAACGCCCAGGTCTGACGTGCCCGAGGTCCCCGGCTACATGTCGTCCGCGGCCCGCAAGGGCTTGGCCTTTCGGGCTGAGGGCTACGGCGGTGACGGCCTGGCGGAGCGCACGATCCGTGAGGCGCGTCAGATCGCTGACGGGCAAATGTCCGACGACAAGGTGATTCGGGCGAATGCTTGGGCGGCGCGGCACGCGGTCGACCTTGAGGCGCCGCAGAACAGTGACGGCAATCATCCCGACTATCCCGGCGCGGGCGCCGTGGCTCATTACTTGTGGGGCATTGACCCGACGGACCCTGGACCGGCGAGGCGCTGGCTTGAGCGCGAGGCCGAGCGTATCCGCGAGGAAGAAGGACGAAGCATGACAGGCATGGAGACCCGCACTTTCACGGTCGA